GGCAGGTTCTGCGGGGTCGAGAGGGTGACGGTCGCCGGCCGGCTGTCGGAGTCGACCTCGTAGGCGGTGGAGGACACCGCGACGGCGTCGGCCGTGATCGTGAGCGTATGATCGACGTCGAGCAGGAGGGGAGGGGAGGGCAGCTCGAGGACGTTGCCTTCGCCGCTGTAGGTCGCCCGCAGCCGACGCTTGACCAGGGAGACCCCGAGCCGCTTCTCGACCAGGGCACGGCCCGTGGAGATCAGGGACGCGATCAGACGGTCGTCGTCGGTCTGGTCGGCCGACAGCCGCAGGTGAAGCCGGGCCTCCGAGAGCGTCACCGGCTCGACCGTCGGGTGAGTCACGACGACCACTGAGCGGGGAAGCATGGCGGGCTCCTATCGGACTTCGGCAGCTTGCGGGCCGGGCGCGACCGCCCGCTCCGAGACCTGCGGCAGGACCGTTTGCCGGTCCGGAACCGCGACTCCCGACTCCCCGAGGACCTTTGCGAGCTCCGGCGTGGCCGTGATGACCTGGCCGGCCTTGTAGCCGCGATACGCCTTGATGAGTCGGATGTTTTCCATGTGGGCAGGCAGAAGCCCGGGGCGGCGTCCTTGCCGCCCCGGGCCTTGAGCCTTTGTCGCTACTACGAGGCGGCCTTCGCCAGGCGGCCGACGAACTCGGGGGCGTGATTGACCACGCCGAACCTGGTGTTAGCGACATACAGTACGGACCGCTGACGCATCAGGATCTCGCGGCCGGCTTCGATCTCGAGGCCGGACGCCTTGAGGCCGACGGCCGTCGCCATCGCAAAGTCGCCGTAGAGGGCGAGCGTCGTCGAGGGCAAACCCTTCACGATGTAGACCGGGGCACCGAAGATCGTCGGAACGATCCGCCCGCCGCCGACCGTCATGGTCGTCTGCTGGGCCGCCCACAGCTTCATCAGATCCACCCAGCCTGCCTTCGAGCAGACCCACGAGGCCGATCCCATGATGGTCTCGTCGACCTTGCCGACCACGTCGGCAAGGTTGGCGACCGTCGTCGCGGCACTTGCGCCGACGGTGATGGTGTTGCCACCAGCCACCGAGGCCGCAAGGCCGGTGATCGACGGGCTGGAAGCGTTGCCGCCGAGCCAGGTCGCGTCGAACTTCTGGGCGTAGGCCAGAGCAAACCGCTCCGCCACGAGGCCGGCCACGTCGATCGGGCTGTCCTCGATCAGGCTCCGCGAGACGGCGACGCTTGCCCGCAGCTCATAGAGCGTCAGGTCGGCGGCACTGGTCGCGATGTCCTGGTCGGTCGTGGCGACGTTTTCGGCCACGAACGACGCGGTTGCGTCTCCCACCTTCGGGAAGGAGATCTTCTGGCCGTTGGGCCGGACCACCGTCGCGAGCTGGAGCGCTACCGAGCTGTACTGGAGCCGACTGACGATCGCGTTGTAGAGCTCCTTGACGACGAACTCGGCACCGAGGAGGTCGTACGTCGAGCTCGTCTCGCCCATCGCCCGGATTTCGCCGGAGTAGAGCTGACGGAGGTAGCCGCCGACGGCCGCCGCGGCCTTCGCCGAGGAGAACGCCTTGACGCCCGAGCGGATCTCGGCCGCCAGGTCCTTCTGCTCCGGCTCCGGAGCGACCACGGCCCGGGCGTCGGAGTCGCTGGCGATCACGGTCCGCAGCGCGGCGAGCTTCGCGTCGAGGGCCAGCTCGCGCTGGACCTCGGCGTGGATCTTGTCCGAACGGGCCGACAGCTCGTCGATCCGAGCCTGGGCGGTCGAGACCTCGTCGGCGTTGTCCGAGGAGAACGAGCGGAGCGTCTCGAGCTCGGCGATGACCTTTGCCGACTCGTCCTGGAGCGTGCGGAGCTTCATGTTCGATGATCCTAATTGCGGGTGGTGGTTTCCGTACCGACCGAAATCATCAGACCCAAACGATCACCGTTGAAGTCGCGCCGGACTACGGTAGGAATTTCAGTCGAGCACGCCGGCCAGGCTGACGACCAGAACAGGGTCCGGGTGTGCGGCGTCGAACTCCGTGTCGGTGCCGGCCGCCGTCGCAACCACGCTCAACGTGACGGTCGATGCCGTCTTCGACGTGATCTTTGCGCCGGCCGGGACGCCCGTCCCGACGACGATCATCCCGACCTCGAGGGCCGACGTGTCCGAGATGCCGCCGATCACCCGCGAATCGGCGACCGTGTCCCCGACGAAGCTCTCGGCCGTGACCGCGTTGATTAGCTTAATCGTTTTGCTGGTGCCGCCGACGAGCCAGCCGACGCGGTCCATCGCCAGCAGCGTCCCGCCAGGCCCGAGGGTAACGGGGACCGTGTAGAGCGCATCCCACGGATCATTTTCCGCATCGGCCGCGAAGATCTCGACCGAGGCGGTCGTCGACGTGTTGTGCACGTAGAACGTCCGGATCTTCCAGAAGTAGAGCGTGTCGGAGAGGTTTAGCGCGTTGACCGGAAGGCTCGTCAGGTCGAGCGTCTGCGTGCTGTCGTTGGCGACCGTCAGCTCCTTGTGCCACATGGCATTACCCTGGCCCTCGCCGCTGCCGTTGGTCAGCGCGAAGTAGGAGTTGATCGCCGGCGCCTGGACAAACGCGTCGCCCTCTTGCTTGGCGCTGAGAGTGATTTTCGAAGACAGGCTGAGAGTGACGCTCATTTCTTACTCCTCTTGCAGGGGCAGGTACTCGGGCAGGGGCAGGGTGTACGGTGGCCGTCGCCGTGGGTGATCGTGCCGGTGCCGCCGCAGTCGGAGCAGCACTTCTCGGGCTTCGGCGCCGGGGCCGGCTCGGGCGGCGCCTCGACGGCCATCGTCGCGCGGGCTGCCGCCACCGCTGCCGCCGCGTGCGGGGCTTCGCGGTCGATGGCGGCCGGCTCGGCCGACAGCCAGACGAGGAGCGAGATCAGCCATTCGACAAACGTCATGGTTCACCAACCTCGCGAGTGGTCGACGATCTGATAGCCGTCCGCCCCGATCTCGGGCGACTGGTACAGCCGATGATCGGGCTGCTCCGCCGGCGGCTGCTCGGCCACGAGCGCGACCCACAAGAGGCTCTTTGCCGCGCGGGCGATCCAGCGGAGGACGGGCCGGTCGGTCGCCGGCGTCGGCTGGGAGCTCGAGCAGCTCGACGCGTAGAAGCCGATGGCGAAGGCGGCGATGATGATGAACGCGCAGTTCCGGTCGATCGTCATGGGACCCTCGAATCTTGCGGGGCAGGGGAGAGCCAGTTGCCGTTGTGGAGGTCGCGGTACGAGAACCCGCCGACGCCACCGATCGCCCACGTGTCGGATGCAATCATCCGCTCGACCACGCTCCGCCGCGCCCAGAACGCGCCGTCAGGGAGGTCTGCCGGAAACTTGCCACCTTCGTAGCGAATCCATCGCGGACCCCAGCTATTGAGAATGCAGGCCAGGTCGTCGGGGGCCTTGCCGTTTTTCTTGTGCACGATCCCGCAGATCATCATCTGGTGATGCCACGTTCCGGCCGCCTCGGCTATGCCGGATGTTGCCACCGAGCTAAAGCCCTGGGAGCTGGCGACGGTGCACGGGTAGCCTGACTCCAAAGCCGCCGACAATTCCTCCCACGTCGACACTTTTACGACGTGCTTGCACGGGTGCTTTTTTGCCAGCGTGTCGAGCCGGTAGTTGTCGCCCTGGCCGCCCGCTCCATAGGCGCCCTCGTTCTTCTCCCGGGTAGCGTTGTACGCCGTGTAGTCGAACAGGCCCTCGTATGGCTGGCGGTAGATCACGCCCCAGTCCCGCAGCCATCTCGCCGCCGCAGCTCCGTACGATCCGTCAGACCATCCGCCGACCGGCGCCGAACCGTCGTAGCCCTGCGGGTTCCCGCGTCTGGCCTCGACTCGACTCCCTCCGTATAACGGCTCCGTCGCCGGAAGCGTCGGCGGTTCTTGCAATTCTCCAAGCTCCCACGAGACGCTTTCAGCACAGAAGACGGCGTGCATGGCGCCCCAGGCAACACAGCTCCCATTAAGCTGCTTGTCGACGACGAACTCGGAGCCGTACCTCGCTCGGTGGGCTTTCTGCATTGCGCGATAAAGAAACGTGTCGAGGCCCTTCGACTTCTCCATCGCTTCGGATCCGGCCTGCCGGAAGAGCGGCTGCGGCAGCTCCAGCAGGAACCGGCGGACGCCCTCGGGGTCCGGCGTGTAGCCGAACTGCCCGTCGGCGTTGCCGACCGTGCGCGGGCGGGACTGGAGGAGGGCGGCGACCGCCACGCCCAGGAGGAGCGCGACGACGAGCCAGCGTATAGCCTTGGAGCTATCTTGCTGCATCGGTGGCGGCCCTCGCGATTTCGCGGTAGGCCGCGATCCATGCCGCGCGGCCTTCGGGAGTCACCGGGCCGCCGGACGTGCCGGCCGTCTTGTCGAGGTAGCTTTTGATTTCCTCCCGGGCTCGCGGATGCTTCTCGCCCAGGCTGACGCCGCGAGTCCGCAGGGCACGAGCCCGGGTCCGGAGGTCGTCGAACGCGACGCCCGTCCGCAGGAGCGGCTCGCGCTGCATCCCGTCCCACTCGATTTCGGAGGCCAGCTCGTCCAGGAGGGCCGCTGTCGTGGCAGCGTCGGCCGCGGCGTCGGGGCCGACGAACTTCCCCCGGAGCGTCAGGGCGGCCGGCTCCGGGGCAGGGGCGGGCGTTGGGACCGACGGACGGGTCGACGAGTAGTGCCAGGCGGCGGCCGCCAGGAGGGCGGCGCCGATCACGTGCCGGCGGTCGAGGGCCGGGAGGTTCACCTGGCCGACGAGCTGCCGGCCCTGCTCGAGGAGCTGCGGCCCGCCGAGGGCGGCGACCGCGGCGGCGATCAGCAGAAGCGTCATCATGTGGCGATCCTCACGACTGGCAGGAGGGACTCGATCGCGCCGGCGGCCGCCAGGAGGACGAGCTGCCGGACCGTCGGCCGGACGATCAGCCAGACCGGCCAGGCGAGGGTCGGCACCGCCTTGTCCGCCAAGGCGTCGAAGAGGGCCGCGACCGCCTCCAGGACGAGTTCCTTCTTCCTGCTGCCGTCGACGGCCAGCAGATCGGCCGCCGCGATCGCGACCCGCAGGAGCGCGACCGTCAGCTCGCCGAACTCCGCGACCGTGATCCCGTCGCGGGCCTTCATTTTCGCGATGGAGATAAACGCGTCGATCTTGTCCTTGACGTTTGTCAAGTCGTTGGCG